AAAAGCATATGAAGGTGTATATCAAAAAAATTACTTAGGTCAGTATGAGGGTGCTCAAGTTTATCAAGGGTTATATCAAGGATCATATGTTGGTCAATATGAAGGACAATTTACAGGTGCATTTACAAAAGCATACTTAGGACAATATACTAAACAGTATGAAGGCGAGTATGGCAATAGTTTTGAAAAGGCATACATTGGTCAATACCTTGGTCAGTATTCAAAAGATTATATAGCTTCATATTCATCATTATTTGAAGGTGCATTTACAAAACAATATGAAGGAACATTCTTACAACAGTTTACAAAAGCATGGGCTGGCCAATACTTAGGACAATATACTGGACACTTTACAGGTCAATATACAAAAGCATATGAAGGACAATTTGATAAGGCTTATGTTGGTTCATATCAAAGAGTATATACTGCACAATATGAAGGATCATTCACACAACAATTTACCAAGGTATATCAAAAAGCATATGTTGGTCAATATAGTAAATTATATCAAGGTCAATATGAAGGAGTGTATGGTGCACAATTTGAAAAGACATATAGTAAAATATATGAAGGCACATTTACTACCAACTATGAAGCTGCATACACAGGTCAATATGTTAAGACATGGGAAAAAGCATACGAAGGACAGTTTACAGCTCAGTATTCATCTAACTGGTTAGGCACAGCATATAGTAAAGTGTGGACAGGATCTACTGTACAAGCAGCAGTAGAAACAATTACTACATTAAAATTATGGATTAGAACAGCTTAACTGTTGACCTTATAAATAGTTTAGTATATAATTAGAACCAACAAGAGGCATATATTATGACAGAAGAGACTAAGACAGCTAAAGTGCCGGAAGGCGTAACTGTTGAAACACCAAAGAAAGAAGAGTTAAAGAAACTTCCCATTCCAGATTTTTCATTGGATCCAACATTACCAATGATTACTAATCCACATTACACCAATAATAGTAAAAGTGAACTAGCTTGTGTATTGATAAGGCCTGATGGTATGGCTACTACAGAAAAAGGAATACCTGCAGATCCTAACCATCCATTGTTTAGAGATATTACAAAACAATTTAGTGAAGATGAGATTAGACACAATACAGCACGACAAGTTCATATACAATCAAAACTAAATGAAGCTGCAGAAGAAGCAAAAACTCATAAAGAAAGAGAAGATAGAAGAGCTGCATTGTGGAGTATCAAATCTACATTTTTAGATTTACCTCAAGTAAAAGGAACAGAATTTAAAACATTAAAAAGAAAACTTAGATCCGCAACCTCACCAGAAGAGGCACAGGCTTTTGGAATAGCTATTATTATTAAGGAAGCTGAGAAGGATGGAGACTAAAGGTTATCTTTTAGTAGCAACATTATCAAAACCATTTTATGATGCAATGGTTATGTGTGTTGAATCTTTGAAAGATGAAATACCAGATGCAAAGGTTGCAGTGTTTACTCACGAAGAGTGGGTAAGAGATGAAGATAGAAAATTATTTGACCATCTTATAACACCAGTACCTGTTCATTGTAGAACAAAACTATGGGCATTGCCACAAACACCATTTGATATAACTTGTTATTTGGATGTAGATGGCTTTGTTATAAGTAATGAAATACATGAGGTATTTGACCTCATTGGTGATAATGATGTTGTCATGTCAGAGAATAGACCGTATAATGCTAAGGTCGTTTACTTTACACATGATGATCAAGTGGGTCCAGGTATACCTGGTCAAGAACTAACCCACTATAAAAAAGAAGACATTGAGCTATATAAGCAAGGTAAAGCTCATAAGTTTAGATGGCATTGTGGTATGTTTGTTTGGAGAAAGAATGAGCGTACACAAAAGTTATGGGAACAATGGTTGTATTGGTATAAGAGACATACTGTTGAAAAAAACACATCACCGTTTCCATTTGGTCTCAAGTATTGGGACACCTTTGCATTTTGGAGAGCTCTGTATGAGAATCCAGATTTAGATGTAAAGATTGGAAGAATGCCTAATGACGCTAAATATAATTTCGTCACTGGGTACAGAGAAACTGAACTTCGACCAGGATCTAAAAAAGCATTTTTGCATTATACTATAGATCCTAAAAAAGTAGAAAGGCGGGAGGCCTATATTATAGATGAGACAAATTTTGACACTACCTACGGATCTTTTGACCGTTTTAAATAAGTATAGCGATTGGGTATCAGCAAATCCACCAGATGTAAATATTCCTAACTGGCCAACCAAAGGCAAGTTTAAGAAAGAAAATAGATCTGAATATGCAGCGTCTGTTGAATGTTTAAAAAGTACACCAGCTGACTCACATGATGGATTCCCACCTGACAGCTATGGATACGATCTTAATGAACCAACATTAAAGAAGACACTAGAGATAGAAGGACATAGGTTTAGTCCAGAAGAAAAACAATGGATCCAAAAATATATTGAAAAGTCTCAAGACTTAGATGATACTTTGGGTGCATATATTGGATATAAATTCTGTGCACTAAAAATGTATTATCCTGCAGATGGATATATTGCTTGGCATACCAATTGGAATGTACCAGGATTCAATTGTTTGTTTACATGGAACCCAACTGGCGAAGGCTATTGGCGTCACCTTGACAGCTCAAAAGAAGAACCAGGTTCAATAAGACCAGATCCAGATACAAAGTTAGTACATATGCAAGATCCAGTTGGATGGCATAGTAAACTTGGATACTATGGTGAGAAGAAAGAACATAATAAGATTATGTGGCATGCTGCTTTTGGTGGTCCAAGAATAACTTTAGGTTGGGTTGTCTATGATGAAAACATATGGGAAGATATCATTGAAGAGTTGACTTCAGAAGAAAGAGCTTTGGGTCATTCAGCTAGCTTTGTGAATCCTGAGACTCATCCGAATCATTCAAAACGGTAGTCTGCAGATTAACTATTTTTCTTTTGACTTGTAATCTATTTTTTTGACCTAAGAATTCTATTTCATCTTTATTGATAACTTGTAAACATTCTAATGCACGTTTAGTCTTACCATAGACAACAAACCACAAAGTGTTTTGATCTAATAGTTTCAATTCTGTCACAGCAGACATTCCTTTTGCAGACATTCTACGTGCTGCAAAGTGTTCGAACATACTAGAATCCATAGATAGTATATCAGAGTAAAATTCGTTTGGGTTGTCGTATGCGTTCCAGTAAGTCTTGTATTCTTCTATTAACGCGTATTTGAAGTCATTTCGCAATTGCATAACTAATTCCTCTTATAAATAGTAATAGTATTTATAATACAGATTTAAAAGGAGCATTGAATGGCCACCAGAGTTAATATAATAATTGATCAAGGCACAGATTTTTCGACAGCAATAAACTTAACAGATTCGTCAGGAACCAATTTAAACTTGACGGGTTATTCTGCAGCTTCACAAATTAGAAAGACACATTCATCATCTAACTCAACAGCATTTACTTGTACATTAACTACATCTAATTCAACTCTTACATTAGCATTAAACAACTCTGTCACAGCAGCAATGTCTCCTGGTAGATACGTTTGGGATGCGGAGTTGACAACTAGCTCTGGAACAATATCAAGAATACTAGAGGGGATGGTAACTGTCACACCGGAGGTCACTAAGTAATGTCTAATACTTTATTTAATGATGCAGCACTGAATGTTAAAGTTAATCTTTCTAGTGGAGGAATAGAACACAACGAACTTGCTGCACAGAATACAATTACAATAACAACATCAGGTGGTGCTGGAACTACAAGCAATCTTGCAGAACTATTGGATGTTGATGATGACCCAGAAGTTAACAATGGTATACTAATATACAATACTGCCAACAGTACGTATACATTAACACAAATACCAAATGGTGCATTTATAGAATATGAATACACCGCAGCTAATGGACAAACTAATTTTGCTGGTAATGATAATAACTCTGCAAGTTTAAATTATAGAAGTGCAGATTCAATAAAAGTCTATCTAAATGGTATCTTATTAGAGAATACAGAAGACTATACAGCAACAAATGGATCTAATGTTGTATTAACATCAGGAGCGAGTAATAATGATATATTACAAATTCACTCGTTCAATATTTTTAGTAGCAATAATATATCTGTTGCTTCAAATAATAATGTTGGTGTAGCAAATAGTAATCCTTCACATTTGTTATCTGTTAATGGGAATACATTCCTACAACAGAATACAGTTATTAACGACACTTTGTTAGATACAAATAACAGAGCACTAAAAGTATATTATGCTAATGGTGAAATTGCATGGGGATAAGATATGCCAAGTAAAGCAAGACATTTAGCAGATTTGATAGCAGTAGGTGCAAGAGGTAAGGCTCTTGGTAATACTGATGTATCAATTAAATCAGATAAAGTAAGTAATACAGCAGTAACAAGAGTAGGAACTGGTGCAGCAGATGATTTATTAGTTGCAAATACTTCTAGTGATAAAATAGGAATACAAACAACCAACCCACAAGCAGTGTTAGATGTTGAGGGAGACGTGAGGGTTGGAACAGATTTAGAAGATAATACTGGAAGAGTATTCAAAACATACTACGCCAATGGTAGTATTGCTTGGGGAGAATAAATAATAACATGAGTAGACCAACAAGTAAATCAACATTCAAAGAACATTGTCTTAGAAGATTAGGTAAGCCTGTAATTGAGATTAATGTTGATGAAGACCAAGTAGATGACAGAGTAGATGAAGCATTAGATTATTATGCTGATTATCACTTTGATGCATTTGAAGTGACATATTATAAACACGAAGTCACAGCTACAGACATAACAAACAAATACATCACTATACCAGAAAACATTATTGGTGTTGTAGACATATTTGATATAGGTGATGCAACAAGTACAAACAACTTATTCAATGTTAGATATCAAATAGCATTGAACGACTTATATGATTTAAGTAGATATGAGTTAGTACCATTCTATATGAACTTTCAAAACATAAGAATGATTGAAGAGATATTAGTTGGTAAACAAAGAATAAGATACAACAGACACGTTAATCAATTACATATTGATATGGGATGGGACAGATTAAATGTGGGTGACTTTATTGTATGTAAAGCATATAGAGTTATAGATCCAGACACATATACTGATGTTTGGAAAGATAGGTGGTTATTGAGATATGCTTCAGCGTTGATTAAATTGCAATGGGGATCAAACTTAATTAAATTTGAAGGAATGCAATTACCAGGAGGAGTTCAATTCAACGGGCAGAAACTTTATGATGATGCGTTTGCCGAAAGACAACAGTTAGAAGAAGAGATGGCAACAAACTATGTATACCCACCAGAAGATATGGTAGGATAACCAAATGGGACAAAATGTATTCTTTAACAATTTTGCTAACAGTCAAGAGCAAAAATTAATAGAAGACCTAACTATAGAGTCTATAGGAATATATGGTGTTGAGGCTTACTATCTTAATAAAACATACGGTGACTATGACTTTTTGTATGGTGAAGATGATCTAGGTACATTCTCAGATTATTATACTGTACCAATGTATATCAATAATGTTGAAGGATTTGGTGGTGAAGGTGACTTCTTAAGTAAGTTTGGTGTTGAGCAAAGAGATACAATGACAATGTCTGTTGCTAGATATACATTTGAAAATGAAGTTGGTAACGAATCAAAAGCAAATATAGCAAGACCAAGAGAAGGTGATGTTATATACTTTCCATTAAACAAAAAATTATATACAATCAATTTTGTAGAACATGAACCAGTGTTCTATCAAATGGGTGCATTACAATTCTATGAACTAAGATTAGAAATGTTTGAATATGCTGGCGAAAGACTAAACACTGGTCTACATGAAATAGATAAACTTGAGACAGGAAGATCAATGGATGTTTTCATAAAGTCTCAATTGGTCATGGAAACTGGCGATCCTGAACTACCATTACATATTGAAACAGGTCAAAGAATATTATTAGATGGAATTACAGAAAATGATCAAGATGATAGAACAGATAGTGAAAATGATTTCTTTGAAACAAATGCAGACGGGTTTCTTGATTTCTCTGACGGCGATCCATTTAGTGAAGGCGGGAACTTCTAATGTTTGGTCATAAGTTTTATCACAACTCTTTGAGAAAATATATTATATTGTTTGGAACTATGTTCAATGATCTTCATATACAAAGAAAGAACAGTGATGGAAATGTTGTACAAACAATAAAGTGTCCATTAACATATGCACCAAGAGAAAAAGTCACAGCAAGGTTAGAACAAAATCCTAACTTAACAGAACAACAATCAATACTATTACCAAGACTTTCTTTTGAATGGACAAACATGCAATATGATCCAGCTAGAAAACTGAATACTATCAACAAGATAAGAAAAGATACAGGTGATGCAGCAACAGGTGGCAAAATTAAATTTCAACACCAACCAGTTCCATATAATTTATTTTTTGATTTCAATATCTATACAAGATATGCAGAAGATGCTACACAAATATTAGAACAAATAGTACCATTCTTTACACCAGAGTTTACAGCAACAATTAATTTAATACCTGATATGGATGTTAAAGCAGACATACCTATTATTCTACAATCACTCTCATCACAAGATACTTATGAAGGTGATTTTGAAACTAGAAGAGCTTTAATATGGACTTTGAGTTTTGAAATGAAAGCATATCTACATGGACCAACCAGGGATCAGACAAGCAGCATTAGAGAAGCAAACGTTGGATTGTTCAATACTTTTGCTAATGGAGCGTACTCAAACACACGTTCTGCTGCTGTCAAAATCAAGCCAGGCTTGCTGGCTAATGGTAGTCCAACAACAAATGCTGCAGCTTCTATTTCTGCAAATAGTATAAATAGTACTGATAGCTTTGGATATATAGTGAATTTTGAGGATTACTTTGATGGCGAAACATGATGACAAAATAGCTGAAACATTAGACTTAGAACCAATTGAACCAGTAAAAGGTGAGGTTGTAAAAGTCGAACCAGCTAAAGATCAAAAATTAGAAACCGATTTTCAATATGCAAGAGAAAATTTGTATAATATAATTGAAAGAGGAACTGATGCATTGAATGGTATAGTTGATCTAGCTAACCAATCACAACACCCAAGATCATTTGAAGTTGTAGCAGACTTAGTAAGAACATTATCTGGAGCTAACAAAGACCTACTTGATATTCAAAAGAAAATGAAAGACATGGATCCAGAATCACATGGTCCAAAGAAAGTAGAAAATAATTTGTTCATAGGATCCACTAAAGA